TTAACAGAGCGGACAAAAAAGAAGAAGATCCTATTATGAAGTTGATTAAAAACGCATAATGTTTGATTTAGAAAACGAATTGATTGGGGAATATGCAAGGTTAGCTATTCAAAGGCACTATGATGACGTAAAGAAGTCAGAAAACAACAATTTCCCTTACTATTACGACCAAAAGGCTGCAGATACCTATATTTCTTTTATGAAGGTATGTAGATTGACTAAAGGCGAGTATGCTGCAATGAATGTCAATGTTATGCCGTGGCAAGAGTTCTTTTGGGCAATGATATTTGGTTGGAAGCGTAAAATTGACAAAAAACGTAGATTTAGGAAAGTTTACCTTGAAATATCAAGAAAGAATGCAAAAACAGAAACTGCTGCTCTTACTGCCGTGGCTTGTTTTATTCTTGATCAAGAAAAAGGTGCTGAGATTTATACGGCAGCCACTACCCGTGACCAGGCAAGGATATGTTGGGATGCCGCAAAAGTCATTTTAGATTATTTAAAGAAGGATAGCCCAGCGGTAAACAAAATGGTTCAAGTCAGAGCGCATTCAATTTATTCTACCGGATCAAATAGTAAGATGATTCCTGTATCATCCGATGCTAAAACACTTGATGGATTAAATCCCCATGTGGCTATAGTGGATGAATTTCACGCGCATCCCGATAGTTCGGTGTTAGAAATTATGGAATCTGGTATTGGTAGTAGAAGTCAACCATTAATTTTAATTACCACTACTGCTGGATTTAATAAGGAAAGTCCGTGTTACCAATTAAGGAAAGTGTGTTTGGATATTATTAAAGGCCATAAACACGATGATGCGGTGTTTCCGTTAATATTTAGTTTAGATGAGGATGACGATTGGCAAAATAGCGACAATTGGATTAAATCAAATCCATCTATGAATGTCACTATTGGTATGGGATATCTACAAGACCAATACACAAAAGCTATAAATGAAGGTGCAGCCAAGCAAATTGGCTTTATGACAAAGAATCTAAACTATTGGACAAACACTCACGCTACATGGATTAATGAAAATATGTGGAATGAGTGCGAAATGAAAATTACTGATGACTTTTTATTGAACAGACCAGCTTTCGGTGGATTGGATTTGGCGCAAACAATTGATATTAGTGCTTTTTGCTTGTTTTTCCCCGAATTTGACAATAAACCAGCCTTTGTTATATGGAAATATTGGATTCCCGAAGAAAATGTCAAAGACAGAAGCCTTAGAGATGGTGTTCCTTATATGGATTGGGCATTAAACGGCAGTATAAAGGTTACTAACGGTAATATTGTAGATAACGATGTAATTATTAATGATATTTACCTATTATTCCAAAAATACAACATTAGAAGCCTTGCCTATGACCCCTGGAGAGCAACACACGTTGTTATATCATTACAAGAAAGAGGAGTTAATGTAAAACCGTTCCCACAAAGTTTTCCCGAAATGAATACACCAATCTGTGAGTTTGAGAAAATGATTATTGGTAAAAAAATATTTCATGATGGAGATCCGGTGGCAAAGTGGATGTTGTCAAATGTAGCATTAATTTTAAATTCAACGGGTTTGGTTAAGTTTGATAAAAGGAAATCTAATGAAAAAATTGACGGCATGGTAGCGGCTGCAATGGCTATTGGTGAGGCTATTGACCCTAAGAACAAAATTAATTTAGATTTTAATTTGATAATTGGTTAATTTTTTTATTTGCATATAAAATTATTAATAATCATCTTTGCAGTATGGAATTTTTGAATAAAATAGTAAAATTCATTAAAAGGAGTAGAATTACCAATTTAGGTCCTGCCAAAGATTGGAAATTGTACCAGGAATTATTTGGAACTAATCAACGAAGGGTTAGTCATGAAACATCTTTGTCTATCCCTGCTTATTTTAGGGCTTTATCTATTTTATCAGAGCAAATAGCGTCTTTACCCTTTTCTATATACGAAACTAAGGCTGATGGTAATGTGGTTGAGGCTATAAACCATCCATTGTATTCATTAATTAAATACAGACCGTCAAGTAAGTATGATACTTTTAGTTTTCGTGAAGCCATCGTAAGACAAGCGGTTAATGGTTCGATGTCAACCAAAAGTGGCAATGTACTTATTATACCTAATAGGAATCAAGCAGGAAATGTAATTGATTTAAACTTGGTTGATGTTCCTTGGGAGATGTACAAGATAAACGATGAGTTTTATTATAAATTAGAAGGTAGTACGGAAATCTATAGTTCATCTGAGGTTTTACATATAAAATCCTTTAGTGATAATGGCTATTGGGGCAAAAGTCTTATTGAAGCTGGTAAAACAACTTTATCAAGGGCATTACACGAGATTGACTATGGTAATGGACCTAATAACCAACAAGGTGTAGCCTTCCTACAAGCAGGGTTTAAATTTAAACCGATAGCCTCAAGATTAGAGGCAGCGGATATTGATGCAAGAAAGTTAACTATTGAGGATATTTCGAATTTGACTGGTGTTCCAGGCTTTTTGCTTTTGGGTAACAACAATATATCAACCACAAACATTGAGATATTAAACAGGATATTTGTTCAGTACACACTAAGAGCATGGACTAAGCGAATTGAGAATGAATTTAACACAAAACTATTTCCACAAAAAGATTGGGGAAAGTATTACGTTAAATTAGACCTTGAAGAGTTATACAAAGGCGATGTAATGGCAAGAGCAGAGTTTTACACTAAATTGTACAACATTAGAGCGATTGCACCTAACGAGATTAGAAACCTGGAAGGATTTAACCCATACGAAGGTGGTGATAAGTTTGGTATGCCATTAGCCTCAAACAGTAGGGAAGTTCCTGCTGAAGGTCAACAAAATAATAATAGCAATGCCCAAGTACAGTAATTACCCACAATCTGCAACTAATGCTGCTAAAAAAGCATTAAAGCATAAAGAAGAGAATGGTTCTGATTGCGGAACAAGCGTTGGTTGGACAAGAGCAAGGCAGTTGTCAAGCAGACAAGGATTAGAGGCAGATGAAGTAATAAGAACATATTCCTTTTTATCAAGAGCCAAGGTATATGACCAAGGCAAATATTTTGATGAAAATGATAAAGAACTATGTGGATCAATAATGTATGACGCTTGGGGCGGTTCTACAATGTTACCTTGGGCTGAAAGAACTGCAAATAAAATAATGGATGAACGTAATAATAAAGTTATGGAAACAAGATATTTTAACATAGAATTTTCCACAGTAGAGGAAAGAAAAATAGAAGGTACTGCATCGTCTATGGATAGTCCATATGATATGGGTACTTTTGATGAGGAAATTGACATGGATGCTTTTGATGATGCTGATTTTAGTGAAGCCGCTGCTTTATTTAATCATGACCAAAACATTGTACTTGGAAGGGTAAGGAATAATACATTGCAGATAAAAAGGGAAGGTAATAAATTAAAATATACTATTGACCCACCAGAAACAAATGCTGCAAGTGATGTTATGACTTTAATCAGAAGGGGTGATGTTTACCAGTCATCTTTTGCATTCTCTTTAAAAGATAATGGTGACTCATGGGAAATGAGGGACGGTAGATGGAAAAGAACAATTAAAAAAATTGACAAAGTATATGATGTTTCTCCAGTAACGTATCCGGCTAATCCCAATACTACTGTTGCTGCAAGAAACATGGAAAGACATATTCAACAAAATGAAAAAGCGGAATGCAATTTCGACGAGTTTGTTGAATTTTTAAACAACTTAAAAAATTATTGAAATGTTGAAATCAGATGAATTGAAACAAACGCGTTCCGCTAAAATAGAAGAAATGCGTTCTTTGATTTCTGCCATCGAAACATTGGGTTCAAATGCCAATGACGATCAAAGGTCAAAGTTAAACACGATTAGGACAGAGGTTAGCAATTTAGAAAATGATATTGATAATCATTTGATGATTGAGGCCGAGTCTAAAAGAATGGCTACTCCTGCAACCAGGGTTAACGAAAACAAAGTTAACGATGAGCAAAGAGTTAAGAAAGGCTATTCATTCCTTAGAGCAGCTAATCTTATTGCTAATAACAAAAACCTTGATGGTTTAGAGTTAGAGATGCACCAAGAGGCTGAAAGAGAATTTAAACAAGCTGGTATCTCCGCGTCGGGTAACCTTTACATTCCTAAAATGATTGTAAAGAACGAGAAAAGGGATATGACTGCTGGTACATCAACCGCTGGTGGTAACACTATCCCAACTATTTTGGGTGACTTAATTCCATTCCTTGACCCAAGATTAGCAGTTATTCAAGCTGGTGCAACTTTGCTTACAGGATTGACTGGTAATTTAGATTTTCCTCGTAATGATGCTGCGGCTACTGCCACTTGGGAAACTGAAAACTCTGCCAATGACGAAACAAGTCCAACTTTTGATAAAATCAGTATGTCACCAAATCGTTTGGGTGCATTTACTGATATTTCAAAGCAGTTACTTGTTCAATCGTCTATTGACGTGGAAAACTTTGTAAGAAACCGTTTAAGTGAAGCCGTTAACAGAGCATTAGACTATGCTTTAATTAATGGTGACAATTCAACTCAACCATTCTATGGTATTTTAAATACTGCTGGTATTGGTTCTGTTGCAATCGGTACTGACGGTGGTCCGCTTACTTATAAGCACATTATTGACCTTGAAACTGAATTAGCAACTGATAACGCTGACTTTGGTACTTTGGCTTACCTTACTACACCTGGGGTAAGAGGTTTCCTAAAGAATACTGAAAAAGCAAGTGGTACTGCTCAGTTTGTTTGGTCTGATGGTGCGCCACCAGCAGGACAACAAGGAATTAGAACAGACTTGTTAAACGGATACCGTGCTTATGTTTCTACACAAGTACCAGGTAACCTAACTAAAGGTAACGGAACTGGATTACATTCTGTAATTTTTGGAAACTTTGCTGAATTGTTAATTGGACAATGGGCTGGTTTAGATGTTGTGGTTGATCCATATTCATCAAGCAAAAATGCATTAGTTACCATAGTAGTTAACTCTTGGTGGGATGCTGCGGTACGTCATGCACAATCATTTGCCGCAATTAAAGATGCGGATATTACTGGCATATAAATCTTAATAAAATGAAAAATATTTTAATTGGTTTGTTTGTTTTTGCTGCCATTGGATTGACTGCATTTAAAAACGACCGTAGCAAAACGCTTGACGCTAATTATGATGATGCATCAAGTACGTTTTATTCTTATTCAGTTAGTGATACAATTACTAATGCTGAAATAGATACGATTACTATTCCAGTAAGTTTACTTAGTCCTTGGAGCGGTTATTGGAGTGTTGTAGCAACCAATTTATCTGGTACTACATACATTCTTCCTACTGTATTACAGGCGGCAAGTTCTACAGATTACACAAGTGTTGCTACATTAGACACACTTAATGTAAATGGAATGGTACAAGCTAATGAAGATGACAAGATTGGTGGTACTAAATATCGTTTAGTATTAACTGGTGTTGGCACACAATCTACAAGATACACGGCATATTTTGTCGCTAAAAACGAATAATATGAAGGTGCGGTTTATTAAATCGCCATCTGGTTCACCACATTCCCTTGGGTATTTCCAGGGGGATGTGGCTGAATTAAATGAGATGACGGCAAAAGAATTAATAAAAGCAGGATTAGCGGAATCTTTTGGAAGTAAAGTTGTTGTTGAAGACAATGCACCTTTAATCGAAAATAAGGTTATTGCTGAACAGAATGAACCTTTAATCGAAACTAAGATTAGTTATAAACCAAAAAAAGCAATTAAGAGATGAAAATCTGGAGAGTAACAGTTGATCAGACAAATGAATTATGGACATCTGCGGAAGTCAAAAATTATTTGAAAGTTGATGATTCAACCGATGACTCTCTTATTGCTACAATGTTAAAGGCCGCAAGACAAGCGGTAGAATCAAGGCAAAATATATCTACCCTTACAAAAACTATTGTACAAAAGTTAGAGCGTTTTCCGTCAAGTTACAAAGTGGCAACTGATTATGAAAACGTAATTAAATTGTTAGTTTATC